ATGGCAAATGTAGCAATAAAATCCGAAAGACTCACTCCTTTTGGAGGCATATTTCCAATCATGGAGCAATTTACCTCCCTTCTCTCCTCTACAATTGACTCAACACTTGGGTTGAGATGCAAACTCTATGGTTATCAATACAGCGAAATCATCCGCTCCCTCCTATGCGTTTACTTCTGCGGCGGTTCTTGCGTTGAGGATGTCACCGCCCACTTAATGAGTCATCTTTCCCTTCACCCCACACTCCGCACCTGTAGCGCCGACACCATCCTCAGGGCAATAAACGAACTGGCCCGGGAAAACATCTCATACACATCTGATGCCGGAAAGTCCTATGACTTCAATACGGCAGACACACTCAACACATTGCTCCTGAATTGCCTGTTGGCCACAGGGCAGTTGAAAGAGGGCGGGGAGTATGACGTTGACTTTGACCACCAGTTCATTGAGACGGAGAAGTACGATGCAAAGCCCACGTACAAGAAATTTCTTGGTTACAGGCCCGGTGTGGCCGTTATCGGCGACATGATTGTCGGCATAGAGAACAGCGACGGCAACACCAATGTACGCTTTCACCAGGGTGACACGCTAAAGAGGATTTTGGGGAGACTTGAAGAAAAGAAAATGGCAGTCAACCGCTTCAGGGCCGACTGCGGCTCATGCTCTGAAGACATTGTGGATGAGGTCAGGAAGCATTGCAGGACATTCTACATACGTGCCAACCGCTGCTGCTCGCTCTATGATGACATCTTCGCGCTCAGGGGGTGGAAGAGGGAAGAAATAAACGGCATTGTGTTTGAGTTGAACTCCATTCTCGTTGAGAAGTGGAAAGGCAAACCGTATCGCCTGATAATCCAGAGACAGAGACGCATGGGCAGTGGACTTGACCTGTGGGAGGGGGAATATACATACCGCTGCATCCTGACCAACGATTACGAATCATCCATGAGCGACATCGTGGAGTTCTATAACATGCGTGGAGGCAAGGAACGCATCTTTGATGACATGAACAATGGGTTTGGATGGGGCAGACTGCCTAAATCCTTCATGGCGGAAAATACCGTGTTCCTGCTCCTGACGGCACTGATACGCAATTTTTACAAGGCCATCATGCAAAGGATTGAAGTGAAGAAGTTCGGGCTCAAGGAAACCAGCCGTATCAAGACGTTTGTCTTCAAATTCATTTCAGTACCTGCCAAGTGGATTAAGACCGCAAGGCAATGTGTGCTGAACATCTACACCGACAACCATGCATATGCAGAAGCCTTCAAAACTTCTTCCGGATGATTTACGTCACTTGATGGCCACTGATTGCGTATTGCCTCAAGTCGCTTTATGGGGTAAGGGGATAGTATGCGCATTGAAACGGACGCGAGGACTTAATGGCTGTCTTACGAATCAAAAGTCCATTTCTCTTGTAGGTAGCACTTCGGGAATGGAGTTGCGGATTTAAGGTTAGTTATATCTAATTGCAAATTAGGGCATAATGGCTTAATCCAATTATCATATAGTTTCTTATGCCATCCTTTTTCTCTTCGTTTCTCTTTTTGAAGTAAATCATCCCAATCAAAAGGTGTAAATTTATCGCATTGCCCATAAAGTTCAATTTCCCAAGATTTACGTAAGTTCGATTTCTCATTTCTAATATTATTGTATAAAAGCTGTATATCTAGATTATCCCAAATATCTATGGTTTTGTTATCTGGATCTTTCATAACTTGCAAGTTTACGATGGAGTTTTTCTTTTTCTCCAGAAAATGTCTGACTTGATTTTCCCATTTTTCAAACCAAAGTTCTTTCCATTCAGCATCATTTTGTGATTGGGAATTTTTAATATCTTCTTTTATTATTTTCTGAAAGAAGCATAAGAGAAGACACTTTTGGTTAAGTGGCATTTTGGGGTTGGGAAAGATAGGCTTCATAGTTTAATCTCTTATTACTACAAGCCTCCGAGTAGTAATTTTTATATTCAAAAGAAAGCGTGAGGCTTGTCTATGTTCATCAAAACTGAGGTATCGCCAAACACCCTACCATAAAATGAACGAAGAAACAATACTCCTCACGCTGAATGATATGTAAGGAGTATAGCATAAAACTACACGCATACATATACAAACAGAAATGAGCGTCAATATTGCCTTCTATCCCTTATGGTAAAAATTTGGCGAATTTTCAGTTTTGGGATGAAGCAAAAAACGCTTTCCATATAAATCCAACCATTTCTCCGATTGGACTTTGCAAATATACGTTTTTGTTTTAATATTGACGCTCTTATTATGAGTATTATTTCTTCAAATATAAGGAAAACAATGTTTTCGGGACGGTAAAATTAGGAAAATATCATTGAACGGCGGGCTTTGAAATGAAATCAAATGTAATATTCCGTTCTTTTTTACATCATAATCATCTATGGGTTAACCGAAGGCTGGTTTTATAAGAACTATACCAAGGTTATTAATCCACTCAAGCGGCGTGAGCCTACAACTAACGAAAGAATACAATGAAACTTTTCTTATGCAACTTTTTTTGTCAGAATCGGTATTATTACTTAAAAAGAATAGATTGCATAAGGAAAAATATTGTTGCGTTCCGTTTACTCACATACCCTCCTAATGAACAAATAGAAATATTGCAGAAAAAGAAAAATAAGAGAAGCCAAGCATTACCTTAGCCTCTCTTTTTCTTTATTTGTCTATTCCACTACCGTAAACTCGTGAAAAGAGTACCAAACATCATCATCTTCTTGTTCGTCCATATATTCTTCCAATGCAGTTTCAATTACATTCTTATCCGGCTCTACCATCTTGCCTACTATCTCAGAAACACATTGAGCCGCTTCTTCGATAGTTGTAAAATACTCCGAATCATCATTGCCCGAATCCAAGTAGTAACGTTCCGGGAAATATTCGCCACCTGCATCATTCGTGGAATATACACAACATCCCGATTCTTCCTCTTGAAAATATACTTTAATGGATGGGAATTTTTCTTCGATAATATTTCGTACTCCTTCCTGCTCACACCAAGCTGTGGATTGACAGATAGTGAGAATATTATTATTCAGTTCATAATAAGTGATTTCGCCACGACATCTATACTTTTCCCAGTTACTTCCTAGTTTTGTGACTAAATTTCCCAGCCACCACTTGCCAAAGCCATTTTTCTCAATGCTGGTCTTACGTCTATCAATATACTTCAAGATCTTATACAACGACTTTACTTCCTTCAAGTCACCGACACATTTATAAGTACAATCGCACCAGTTAGGCATAATCCTCTACCTCCCTTCCGTTTTCGTATCTGCAAATATTCAATTCCTCAGTTGTCATCCATTGGCAGTTACTGAGCCTGAATCCGTACTTTTCTTCGATAGTTGAAAGGAAAGATTCAAAGTCCTCATATTCCTCCGATTCTCTTAATTCTTCATCCGTCAGCTTTATGATATTCAAACAGCCCACACAAAAGTCTAAAATTAAAACATATCTTGGTTCCATAATTTCAATCTTATTTTAAGTTATACCTTTTGATTAATTTATATACAGTCGATTTTGAGAAGTTACATCCCTGAGAAGTAACGAAACCTTCCCTGTTCAAAGTGTCCGCCATGCTTTTCAGGGTGTATTCTTCCTTGATTAATGTCCGAAGCATCGCAACGGCTCTTTTGTTATTAGGGTTGTTGTCAGCTTTCTCCTTACAACTTCTGATACTGTTCCGGATGGCTTGTTTATGCTTATCCATCAAGTGCTCAGGATTACCCAATTTAAAACCTCTTGCTTTCTTGGCTTGTAATGCAGATTTGGTTCTTACCGCTATCAGTTCCGCTTCGTATTGGGATATTGCGGATAAGATATGAAGTACCATTTTATTTGCTTGTGGGAAATCACAGAAAACAATCTCCACATCACTCTCTAAAAGGTTTGACAGGAAGGAAACATTTCTCGCCAGCCTGTCCAGCTTGGCTACGATAAGTGTCGCGCCTTCTTTTCTGCAAAGGCTCAACGCTTCTTTCAGTTTGGGTCTCTCTTTTTTACGGCCGGATTCTATTTCTATATATTCAGCAACTGGAACTTTGTCTTGAAGGTGTTTATGTATTATCTCCCTCTGTGCCTCAAGTCCCAGTCCTGAATATCCTTGTTTTTGTGTACTTACCCGTAGATAAGCCACATATTGGGTTTCATTCTTCATTGTTATTCGTTTTTTAACAATAGTTCCACTGCTTAGATGGACGTCTAATCTTTGGAACCATGTCGGTTGGGCATAAAAAAGGGGGAATACATGAGTTTCTATAATCTGAATTCTCACATATTCCCCGATAACATAAATTATCGTCTGCCTTATACGGCTACCTTATATATAACTCCGTATTTGGAGCAGATAAAATCATAGGAGGCTAAACCATAACTGACGGTATCATTTATTACAGCCACTATCTTATCAAGCGGCACACAATCATAGGTGATTTCTGTTTCCTCATTTTCTGGTTTAACTGTTATCTGATAAAGGTTCAGTTCTGCTAAGTAACGAACCTCAATCCAACACTCGGTTTTGAAAAGGTAAAACTCAGTACCTTTATCTGTCACCTTTATGTCATTAAAGTCCAATCCCCAACCAAAGGGGAGAAAGGATTTTTGCAAAGCATCATGCCAGATTACTTTTGCTATTTTCTCGTTTTCGTTCATAAGTCAAAGTCCTAAGATGTAGTTCATAACTTTGGCATTGTAGTCCTCAACCAAATAGTTCTCCACATTTTGGTCAATCACTTCAGCCAGATTATCTAAATACACATCATCAATTCGTTTCACCTCATTCCCTTCTTCATCATAGAGAGAAACTTGAAATAGATCCACTCCTTCAATATATGTAACTCTGACATTCCCTATATGAAGGAAACCCTGTATATGGAACTCTAAAGCATCGTCACTACAAACAAAGCTGTCCGTATCGACTCCCCAGCTCATAGAAAGGGAAGGGTTAGCGGCAATGATACTCCAAATGTATCTCGCCATTTCTGTTGTTATCTTCATTTTTTTGCTGTTTTATTATCAATCCATCTTTTTGCTGCATCCAAAGACTGAAAATGTTTGGTTTCTACTTCGTCATCGTCATTGAGTGCAAAGGCTTGAAAATCTGCTGTAGAAAACTGAATAATCAAGTTTTCATTATAAACCAGTTCTTCAGCCATAGTATTCTTTCATATAACAGGTTTCACACAAAGAACCATAGTCGTTTACATCACTACGGCTCATAGGTTTACCACAATAATCGCAATGTCTTACCACTTCTTCGTGCATATATCTTGCGACTTCCATTAACGGTGTTCCGGAATAGGAAACCGTTATCTTACTTTTCTTAGTTATCTTCTTCTTTGCCATTGTCATTCAGTTTATCGTTATACTTGTTTTTTATGTAGGCGGTCAGAATAGCTTTGATAACCTTAGCTCTGTCTGCCCGGTCGTAATTGGCTGGAACATCATGCTCATAACTATTTCTAAAAGACTCGTGTAGCTTTCCCAGACATTGATTTTCAGATCTGTTATCCAAGAAATACTTTAGCTTATAATCCGTATAGGTGTCTGTATCGTCTCCTTGGATGTAAACTGAGAGATATATTTCATCCTTTTCGCTATTCCAGATTGAAGTTACATTGCTGTTCCAGTTGTTGCCGGTATCAGAAAGGAATAGCGTTTTGAACTTATTTCTCGCTTTTCCTGAATCTCCTTTTCCAGCCTCCTTGATTATTCTGAGGATGGTAGTGTAGGAGATTGAGAGTAATTCGCTTTCACTGAGAGAGTTTATAATCTCCAGTTTCTTCTTGGGAGCGTATCTTTTGAATAGCTCCACGTTGATATTTGTTGCCATATTGCTTATTGCTTTTGTTCGTTAATGACTGTGAATTTCTGACGCAACCCTTCAATTACGTCTGCAAACTCTGTAAACTCTTCGTAATTCATTTTGGCTCCGTAAGATTTGATTTCGATAGAGCCACCATTAGCTGTGTTAAGTGTAAGAGTAATATCATTTTCTCCCTTAACTATTTGACTGATTGCTATTTCGTATTTCATCGTTTTAAGTTTTATATAAAAAGAAAGCGGGGAGAACTTCATTATTTCAGAAATCCTCCCCGCTGTTGAAAGTGGGTCTGTCGCTTTTATACCGCTATCATAAGACTTCCTGCGACATTGGAAGTCTTTTCGTAAAGAGAGTAATCAATCTCAGGGTGTTCAGCTTTCAGTTTGCTGGTATTGAGAGAGATTCGTGTACTTGGCATTTTTCTGGTAAGACGCATCGTTTCGGTAGTCCAGGTCTTTACTCCTGAACTTTCCATATCGGAGAGAATCTTGGCTTTGATTTCTGCCAGTCTTTCCTCCGCATCATTCTTGGTTTGGATGAGGGATCTGATTTCATCTTCCATAAACTTATACTCTTCTGGAATGCTAAAAGGGTTATTGAAATTTTCTTCTTTAAGATCTGCTTCTAACAATTCCTTGCAGATTTCGGAAGGTATTCTGTTTACGAAGATAACTTCATTGATATGGTCAACAGTTCCATCCTTCTTAATCTTGTTACGAAGATGGATGATGAAAAGCTTGTCAATCTTAGCCTTCTTGTTCTGTAATTCAAAGAAGTAAGCATAAAGACTGAGTTGCCATCTTGCTTTTTCGAGTTTCTCTGAGGTCATTACGCCATAGGTCTTAATATCGCCTATACTGAAAGTGTCATCAGAAACTCTATATACCTTATCAATCATGGAAGCCCAGTTCTTGTTGTCTGAAACAATATATTCAGAGGCTTCATGAACCAGTCCGTGTTCTTTACAGATTTCAATATAATCCGCTACTTCCACGGTTCCATCATTGTTCCAGTTCTTGTCGAAATCTTCAATGGAAGCGTGTACGTTTGTTCCGTAGGTAGCTGCTGCATTGAGAACAGCTTCGTCCACGTTATCATACTCGTCAGGAAATAATTGTCTTTGAATCATTCCTGTTATACCGCTCAGCTGTTTGTCACCAAGCCAGTATTCGTGAGGTTCTTCTAAAAAGATTACCTCACTGTTTTTCAGTTCAATTCTTTTTGTTGCCATAATCATGCTACTTGGTTAAGTTGTAACTTACGCTCCGTAAAGAGAGCCTTGATTTCACTGTTAGAATCCACTTCGTTCTTATGTTGCTGATACAATCCCATAAGTGCCTGCTGATTAATACAAGCGTTTAGGGCTGCTTTTATCCCAGCGTACTTCTCCAATGGTTGCTGTGTCGTTTTGGTTTTACGGGTTGTTGTTTTCTTTGATGCTGTTTCTGCATTTTGGCCGGCATCCGAACTTTCATTCTCCGGCACATCTTCTCCGGCATAGATATACAATCCCAGCCCGAACATGGCGAGGTTCTTTACAAGGCATCGCATCAGGGTCTTGTTGATGTCGAACATAGTGGCAGCTTCTACTTTCTTTTCGACATACTGCTTCTTGAACTTGTCATATACATTATAAGTATAGGGTTCAAACTTCATGGCTTTATTGGCACCATTCATTACAGGTAGCCACATTTCATGGGCGATTCCATCTACGGTTACTTCTGTATATACGACAATCCCCACAAACGGATCCGCAAAATAAGGAAGTCCTGTTGATGGATGTTTGACAATCTTATACGTTGCACTAGGGTAGCATCGCTTAAACTCTGCCCAAGCGTTTGCCCAGCTTAAATAAGTCAGGTCGTTGTACTTCTCAACTTTGTCGCTGAGGTCTAATGAATAAAGCGCATCAAACATGACGGCTCTTCTTTCGTCATCCGTAGCATTTGCCGGGATGACAGGTTTTTGGAATTTACACATAATGATAAAAAATTAGTGGTTGATAATCCGATAAAATAAAAAAAGGGAGATACACAGAATCTTGGTTTGATGAATAAACTTTGATAATGTGTACCTCCCCTTTTAAAAAGTAGGGTTAGTTGTCAGTTGAGAAACCATGAATAGCCTTCGGTATCGTTACCTTCTATGGCTCTTTGGATTCCCAAAGCAAAATCGGTGCAGTTTTGGTTGCGTTCAAGCCAACGGTCAATGTAAGCTGATTTGGCCGCTTCGTTGGCGAGTTGTAACAGGTTCCAACAGGTTATGTTCTCGTTTTCCTTCTTCCCGAAATTAGGATTGGAAACATATCCTTTCACCATCGCATTTACGGCTTGGTCACCCATTTCCAGCGATGGCAGGTTTCGTTGTTCGTTTACAGGTAGAAACTGATATAATCTTAATCTGCCTATGATTTTACAGAACAATTCTTCGGAGATTGCTGTTGATTGCAAATTCTCCAGAAGATTGAGTGTTTCTTCTTTATGAGGATTGAAACCGCTGAACAGTTCCAGAGCCTTCTGCGTGATGTCCGCTTCAGTCATACATTCTATCGTTCCTGAAAATCCATCGCACGTCAGGCAGAGATTTGAACACACTTTTACTTTCCAACCAACAAAGATTTTAAACTTCATTGCGGTCTGCCCTCTGTATAGCTTGTCTTCACTGTAACTTCTGACACCTCCGACAGTCAGATTAACATTCTGTCCGTTGATGGTCTGAACCAGTCCTTTTATATGTGTCACCCATGCAAGACGCTGATAGAATATGGTTTTCTCATCTTCTCTTAGTTCGCTTGCTTTCTTGTGCTGAGCTGATGGAACCCTCCCGATAATGGGGTGTGATACCCTGCATTCAACAGGTGTCATTTCTCCGAATATCTGTCCTGCCGCTTCTGTTACAGCACCGATGAAATTCTGGTGCGATATGGTCAGGCTGTTGTCGCAGAACGTTGGAATTACGTTCTTCTCTGTAAGTTCTTCCAATGTGATACCGGAAGTGTTGCTCTCGATGAAGTTAGGATGAAACTTCTGATTTTCTTCTGATACTGTTGCTGTATCTTCAATACCTGTAATCACTGCTGCCTGTTCTTTGATAGAATCGGCTGCTTGTCTTTTTGTTGTTCTCATTTTACTGTTATTTTTTAGTTGGTTGATAAAATCTGATAAAAACAAAAAGCCAAGAGGTCATTTCTTTGCTTTTACAAATATTCCTCTTAGCTTCTTTATGCCTTTAAGTATCGAAGTTGCTACCTCCAATACCGTTATTATTATGTCCTGTGTCTTGTCATAATCCATTCACGGACATTTTATCAGTTTTCAGTAACTGCATTATCTACAGCCACTTTACTTGCAGCGGATTTTTTCTTGGATCTGCTGCCATACTTCTCAACAAGTTCAATTACTACCGAACCTGCAACAATAATCTCAGCTACATACGCTGCGATTTTAATTCCTTTCATTAAATTTCCCATTTCTCTTAAATTTTAGTTTGTTAATAATATTGTTTTCTATTCTCTTATATACATTTTTCATATATAAGGCTTTGAGGGGAAATCAAGGAAATGGGGAGAAAAAATAAACCAATCTTTCGACTGGTTGTGATAGTTGAACCGTTGTAAATAGCTCCTCGCATTTACTTGGCCTATCATGCGGCATACATTCTTTCGTGGGGAACTATGTCTTGTCCATATACTAAAATTGCTACGCATCATCGAATCTCCATCTTATCCATCGTCTGAAAATAAGTGTGACCCGGTAAATTATTTTTTATATATGCTTGAAGCTACGCACCTTATCTTAATGGTGCATGAATAATGCTTCAAGTTATTTTCTCATATATAAGAGTTTGAGGTGATTTAAAGAGGAAATAAAAGCAATAATCCCTATTACTCAATAAAATTAGAGCATAGGGATTATTATGTTATAAAGGGATATACTTTAGTAATCAGAATCTCCTGTAAACGTATCCATAAGTTTATCCATCTGCTCGCCTATGCACTTGTCTATTAGCTTTGCATAGTGGGCAGTCATTCGTGTATTGGTATGTCCTAACATCTTAGAAACAACTTCCAGCGATATGTTATTGGCTAAAGTAATTGTACTTGCAAAGGTGTGCCTACTTGTGTGGAAGCAAATTCGTTTATTAATTCCACAAAGTATAGCTATATCCTTTAGATATTTGTTGATGTCCGCAGGGTCTTGAATAGGGAGTAATTTCTCTCCACCTTTGTACTTATCCAATATCAGTTTGGCGATGGGGAGTAGGGGAATGCGTGATAGAACCCCTGTCTTAACCCTACGTTTCTTAATCCATATTCTGCCAGTGTTATCTTTCTCAAAGTGTTCTGGTGTCAAGGTCTTAATGTCAATGTAGCTAAGCCCTGTGAAGCACCCAAAGAGGAACATATCTTTAGCTCTCTCCAATCGTGGCAGGGGAGTATCAAAGTTGATTATCTTCCTCAATTCTTCTTCGTCCAAGAAATCAACTTCCACAGGTTCACGTTCTACTTTATAAGTAGTGAATGGGTTGAAACTAATGTAAGCATTGGCTACGGATAGGTTGATAATTTTCTTCAATAGTTTTAAATGCTTGGTGCATGAGTTTTGTGCCATACCTTTATCAATTTTTAAGAACGAATGAAACGACTGAATGAAATTAATGTTCAGTTCACGTAAATATAAATCGTCACGTTTGTATTTCTGTTGAACAAACTCCCTTAATAATCTGATGGTATAGACAGATACCCAAAGAGTGGCTTTAGAAACTCCATTGCCAACAAGTTTTTCTTGTTCTTTGTTGTGTTCTTCAAAGACTTCAAATAGGCTTTTCTCTTTTAGAGATTCTACTTTATCAAAATAAGCGTCACGTAATAGTTCCGCTGTGATTACAAAACCTCTATCTAACAATTCTGCTTCTTTTTGATAGAGTTTGGCTCTGATAGCCTTTAGATAGTTGTTTAGACTTTGGGCTTCTTTATCCTTGCCTTTTACTTGTTGTTTGGTTTTATCCCAATTACAGGATTTTACTTTTTTACCTGTAGAAAAAGCACATCTTTCTCCATTAACTGTGAGTACTACCTCTATTGAAGCTGTACCATCTTTCCTAACTCTGCTATCTCTTATGAAGAATAAGATAGCAAATGAACTTCTTACCAT